CCCTCTGCTAGGGTGTATGCCAATTAGCCGAATTGGGTTGGGGGCAAACAAAACAAAACCCGAATGGGAGAAGGGAAAATTTAAACACTAGTGGCGCTATTCGCGCTGGAGCGCGCGGAGCGCACGGAGCCGGCAGGGGAGGCCGGCCCATAATAACCGTCCCACGACATAGATCGGAGCGACGGTACCGTCCGGATGGACGAAAGGGAGGACACACTGCGAATCGTGCCGAATGGACTGGCACCTGCGGCAGGGTTGTCCCACCCCAAAATCATATCTGGTTTAGAGGCGGACGGGCGCGCACGGAGCGCGCTGACGCCATTGGTCAAGGTCAGGATCTGTCCATTCGCTATGTAGCGCCGCGTGGTTGGGTCGCTGGCGTACATGCGATTGAAATTGTTCATGCCAGCGGAGGGGGCACCAACGAAATTGGGGTTGCCGGTCGAGGCGCCAGATGTCATCAGAATCTCATTTATCTGGCCACCCGTCATTCCAACCTGCTCGAGCTGATCCCGCATGTTGACAATGCGGTTGGCAGCAAGAGCAAGGCTACCAAGGTTAGCGGCCGCTGTTGCCTGGGCTGACATCTTGTTTATACTTATGATCTGTTCATTCTGCTTGAGTGCTTCCTTCTGTAGCTGGAGTTGTTGGGCACCGAGGACTAGCCCACCGATACCTGTGGCGATGTCGGTGAGCCCGGTCACGGCACCAAGGGCAGCATCAACATACTTGGCCATTATATGCGGCGCGCATGGCCACCAGTGACCGTACTCGCGAGGGGCGAGTATGTCGGCCGCATTCCCATGTAGGCCACAGAGACTATGTTAGTGAGCGGAGCGGTGATGTGGGGGAAAAGCCAGTGTCCTGAAGCAGTAAGCCCGAGCTCGAACGTGCCCTCGTCGCACATGACTTGGTACACAAACATCGAGCTGCTGTTGAGTGTATAACTGTCGGTTGCCAAGGCGAGCGACGTGCCTGTGAGCGTGGACGCCCACCCAGTGGCGAGGTCCGATCCAGTGGTGCTTTCAGCGTCACGGAGGGTGACAACAAAGGCGCCGGGCCGATTGGGGCCAACTGGGCGGTGTCCCATATACGACCTGGGCCGTATAACCCTGTTGGCATCAGGTATCAGGACACTGGTCCCAGTGGTGCCGGCGAACACACCAGTTATACCTGCACTAGAGATGTGCGTGATATCAGTGAGCGCACCTTGATCTGCGGTGGAATTCTCGGCGATGACGAATCGCACGCCGGAGAACGTGTAGGGGATGTAGACCGACGGAGTGTTCGTGGCGACCGTCAGCCCGTCTTCCGTCACCACAGGGATCACAGACACATAGGTTGTGTTGACTTGCACTGGGGTCGGCAGTGCCGCAAGAGCGGCACCCTGGTTGTTCCAATTAGTGCTCGACCCGAGCGGGTTGAAATCTGGGAGGCCTGATGGCATTATTGTGGATAGCGAGTTAGTGGGAACCTCGCTTTGGTGGACCCACTGGCCCTGTGACAATGAGCTGACCTCGACATCGACCTCCATGGTGTGCTGACCTGGCATGGTCCACCCGTAAGTAGTGCCAGCCGTGGAGAATATTCCATTGACGGAGTAATCCACGTCCACGGTCGCAAGCGCTGCAACCTGGCGCCCAAAGCGAACGTCGGTCGACCCGACCAACATTTCGCGAGTGAGCAACAAGGACGGGCTAGGGCCCGATGCGGAGGCGATCGGGGTGAGCATCACAAAATTGAAATCTGGTGCTGGCCTGGTTTCGATGACAACCGTCACCGTGAGCTGGTTCCCAAGTGGGTTTATCAGTGGGGCGAGCACCTGTATGACCATGTCTGAGGTGTTGGTGTCATTCATGAGGTGGTACATGGTTGTGCGCACGTCTTCCAGAAGAAAGGTGACCGGGACGCCAGCGCGAGCATCGACGAGCACGTGGGGGCCGTCTGTTGCACGGTAGGTGTCAGGGTTGACACCAGGGGGCACCTGCGCGAGAGCAAGGATGCCACCAATGAAACCATTGCCTGTGATGGTGACGCGCACCTCAAACCCACCGGCCCACCCGGCGTACATCTGAGCGATGTGGTCCGCGAATCTGTTGAGTCCTGGTCCAAGCCGCCCGACCGCGAGGTTTGTACCCACGCCTGCATTTGCACCCCAAGTAACTGTGGCGTACATAACGAATGCGGTCCTCCAATCTTCAGTGGGGGTTGCTTGCTGGGGTGCAGCAACAAGTGCATCCACCATCCCAGAAGGTGGTGCGGAGCTAGCGATTGCGGGAGCTCCTTCCTCACCAACCTGAACAACTCCAGGAATTCCTGTCTGCTGTTGAGCGGGTCCATTGCTGGTATTTTGACTAGTGTTCATATCCCCTTCTCGAAATACTTCACTAATCTGGGCGACACTACCTGAAGTGGGCTGCGTCGCCCCAAAGAACCTCAAATCTGACTCTGCCCTGGCCGCACCACGGTCAGCGTAGCGAAGCACTATGCCACAACCATCGGCGGACGCGGTGTAGAGGCGTAGGATGTTTTGCCAGGTGTCATCATCATGGTACGCGGCCTCGACGAGCCCGTTGTCAAGCTGGATGGCGCGCGTGGCATGGTCAATCTCAACGGGTAGCGCTTCAGTGTCCCAGCGATCGCGCCTCCCACCTGTCTTGACCCACACTGCCTGCCTCGCAATGCTGGTCGGGTCCAAAAGGGCCCGCACCCCGCCTGGTGTGAGGGTGAGCTTGCGCTTCAGGAAAGTGGGTCCATTGTGGGCAGTGATGGTAGAGGACCTGATGGCAATAACTGCCCCCTTGTCTGGGGCCGTGGGGTTGAGCCCGAACCCCTTCAGCCGCTCAACGATCTCATCACAGCTTTTTGCGAGGGCGCGCGGGATGGAGTAAGCGCCATCGTCCCCGTAGCACAGGAATGGATATGAAGAGTGGATGTCAACTATCTGGAGAGGCCGAGCTGCTTCGGTTAGCGCTGCGTCCCACAAGATCCAATGAATAATGGAATTGATCTGGCTGGTGAAGGGCATGCCTGAGGGCAAGCCACGAGACGTTTCGAGGACGATCCCCTCGAACCACGCCTCGGCCGGCGCCGTGAGCGTATCAATGACACAGCGGGCTAGCCGCGCGTTCGCGCAAGACGTGGCCATGATCTCCACGGCGACCCTCAGCAGGGCAGGGGACATGGTAGAATCCCACTTAGAATAATCCAATTCCAGGACGTAGGGAGTTGTGGCCAGGCGGGACGCCCACGAGTTAACGACACGCTGACTAGCAGGGTCCACCCCGACCTGAATGGGGAGCACGTGGACGAGGCCCTTCAGCACGTTCGCCAGGGGTGTCAAAGCAGCAGAGCAAACAAGGGCATTCCGGGCGTCGCAGCCCCATATGAGCCGCCTCTTGCCTTCAGCAATCTTCTCAACGGGCCGCAACTCGTCCTTTAATGCCACCGTGTACCGGTTGGGAAGTGGGACCCCGTTGTGCGCTCGCTGCCAAGCGTCCAGCATGTTTTGTTCGTGCACACCTGTCGGCAGTCCTGTCTCAGGATCTATCAAATCCCCCTTGCACTTGCCTGGAGCATAGGGCCCACACGATGTGGACATGTCGAGCGACCTCCACGCCGCAGCGTAGGGCAACGGCTTCAAACCACCTTTTGGCACATACTGTTGGATAACCGCGCGGACCCGAGCGGCTGCGGCCACAAGCTCGGGAGTGAGATGAGGCACGGCCGGAGCCTCGGTGTAAGGGCGGAGGTTGGCTGCGATCATCTCGACAGACGATAAGGCGCAACGCCCGTCACCCCGCCCAAGGGGAGCGGGCTGGTGAGAGCACGCGACGGCTTCGTCACGCATCCCGGGGGAGATGGAATATGCCGTGCCTCGAGCGAGGGGGACAACAGACTCAGCCCGGCGGGCCGTGTACCCCCGCCATTGGAACGTCTCAGTGGGGGCCTGTGGTTTGACAGGGGTGACTATCTTGGTACCGTCGCCGAACTTGCCCTGGTGCAGCCCGACCAGTTTACCGGTCGCGCTGAGATAGGGTAGACCACAGCAGCCCGGCTCGGTGTGGGTGGCGGTGGAGCACTTAACAACAACCAACCTGTCACCCCCAAAAGTGACCTTGGTGGTGGCACCGGGGGTGGCGGTCCGACCAGTCCAATCAATAGCGATCGTGTCGGTATTGCTGCCAACAACTGCTGCTGGGTCACCCACACTGTGGTCTGGTGCCTTAATTTGTATGAGGTCATTACCAAGGTCCTTGGTGGCTGGTAGATCTGTAACGTGTCTAAGGGTGAGACCAACGCCATTCCCAATATGCACGTAGTAGCCGCGTTCGACGCGACCGACATATGCTGGGAGCGGCAGGGAGCCAGCGCCCTCCCGACCAAGGACATAATCAGAATAGAAGGCGCGATACTGCACAGCATCGGGGTCATCGCGCCCGAGGGCGGCACGGTTTCTCAGTGCAAGGAAGGTGTCGGCGTCCATGTCACCAAAGCGGCGGTTTGCCTTCCGCCACTCGTCATACTCTTCATCTGACAGGGCAATACCCGATCCACGCAGGTTCACACGTCCTTTGGTCTTACCCTTAGCCTCCTGCGACCCCACTGCACCCCTAGCAGCCGCTGAGATGATGGTGCAGGAGGCAAGAGCGTAGCCATATTTGACCAGCAATTTGGTGATAATGGTGGCGACCTTAGCTACGATGTCACGCAAGGGCATGGTTGTATAATCAGTGACAGCGTCAGTCTCGTCAACGGTGAGTGATGTGTCTGTGTGCATTAGGAGTGGGAGGCTTGGGCGGGCCACAGTCATCTGCAAACCCCCGGCCGTTGAGAGATAGATGGTGCCAGATTCAAAAACAAAGGCCGTTGTGACGGGGTACTCTTTGAACTTGAGCGTTGTGCAGAATGCGAACAGGGACTTGGGGCCGGTGACACCATTATAAAATAGGGCCTTAAGGGCGCGGGCACTGGCAGTGAGGGGGTTGGCCACGTGACGAGCCAGAGCCAGGGAGATTGACACAGCATTGCCGTTGCGAACGATGTGGTCGGGGGCCCTGACTGGTGCCCCACCATCGTTGATGGTGTGGCCCTCGATGTGACATGCAAACTTGAGCAGCTCGCTTGTGCAGCGCTCCCACCCGAGCACGTTGGCCAATTTGGAACTGGCAATGGATGGAACGGGCGCCCAAACGCCCGGGAGCATGCAGCGAACACGTGTGCCAATGAGGTCGGTTTTTGAACCGGACCAGGTGAAGCAAATAACGCCTGGGCCGGGCTGGGTATCAAAAACTGGCTTTTTCGTGACCGTGCCGTTTGCATGAAAGCACTCGCAATACGAGTGGGCCATACGTGCTTGTACCTTCTCTGGATACTCCAGGATCAGACCGCCGCTCCTAGGGATGCCTTCACGCACGGGCCCTTTGGGCTTCTCCTCCGCGTCCTCTTTGATGGTTGACACCAACGCGGCTAAGGTGACCGTGCCACGCGGGCGGTTGGCTTGCTTCACACCACCATCGGGACCAATAATAGCCCCACCCCCCACGGAGTTGTAGGGATCAATGGTGAAAATAAGGTGATCACAGTTCTCCTTGTACATGCCGGTGGGTATCGGCTTACCGGGGTTCTTCTCCATAAACTCTGTGATCTCCGGAGCCGACACGCGCACCATCATGATACGTCGGGCAAGCGGGCCAGCCCTCGGGTGCGAGGGTTGGATGAGGGGTTCGTCATTGGTGGTGGCGATGACGAACTTCGAATTGAACGGGGTCCTCTTGTTCTCAGGGAGATCCATGTTGGGGACAAAAGGGGCTGAGCTGCCCATAGCTATAATGCCCTCGACCCAGATAACGGGGTCGCCGCCAAGCTCATCGATGATGCACACGTCCTCTGGTGAGTACTCATCATGGTGGTCGGAACGCGGGTTCCAAAACGTCGGCGCCGCGTCGCTAAGTTGCTTAGCAATCTGCAGCGCAGCAACAGTCTTCCCGACGCCCGGGGGGCCAGTAAGAACAACAATAGTGGGCTGGGGCCGGGGCGCTGCCGCAGCCAGAGTTGACTCGAGCACCAGGATGGTATCTGAGAGGCGGCTCGATGCTGCGTTCAGTGAGGAGGCGTACCCGGCGTACGCGGGATCAATAAGTCGTTCGCTAATGGCGCTGACGAGTTCACGTGCGACCTCGATAGCGATGCGCCTGTTCTGGTGCGACCCGGCTTCTGACATAAGAGCCATGGCACACTGGCACTTGAGGAGCAACTGGCGCACATCGTCACCGGCTTGTGCTGCAAGGATGGTAGTGACAACAGATCTTATAGCGTTGAACCCACCTACGAGACCAGCTGCTATGCCGGCCCCGCGGACGAGCTTGGACACAAGACCATTGCTTGGGACGTAGCCGAGCACTAATGTAGCAAGGGCCGTGAGGCCCGCAATCGCGCCAATGTTGGCCGTGGCCTGGCCCTCGCGCTTGGGCTCCTTGGTGAACTTCTCTTTAAGTTTGCCAACGATGTCGTAGCACTGTTCCGTGAGCCACTCAACGAGGTCAGTGGCCAAGTCCAAGAGGGGCTCGACCAGCCCATATAGCTCGAGCGTCGACATGAGGCACCAGGTGATGCGCGCAGTTGTCATCTCGACACCATCGATGCGCTCCCAGATCTTAATGAGGGCAGTCATCTTCAGGCGGGTCCACAAACTCGTGAGCGTCACAGCTTCCATGTTGCCACAATGATTGATTATGCCCCCAAGGAAGTTTTTGATGAGGAAGTGGATCTTGTCGTACGATGGGACCCACTTCCTCCAGCCAGAGCGCATCGCTACCCCGATAGATGTACCCTTCCTGATAACCTCACGGATCCACTCACGTGCTGCCGAGCACCGCGGGATGTGGACCTTTGCCCTAATACGTTCCCACTTGCTTTTTGGGGCCTTTCTCGCGGCGGCTCCCAGGGGGGTATTGAACTGGTTGGGCGTCTCATGCGGCGCGGGGGTTTCTGTAGGTGGCGACGTAGACAGGAGATATGCAGTGTCATAGGCTTCAGCCAACTGGTCGGGGGACCACTGGGTATGGATGGGGTCAGATTGGTTGGTGTAGGCTTGGAAGAAAGCCTGAAGGTCTTCCTCCATAAGAGTCCCGTCGAACTCCGGGTCCAGGAGCCCCGTCAGGATGTCATCAACCGACCGCGAAACGCGGAACGGTGATGCCTGTGGTGGGCTTGGCCCGGCATCGGCCCCAAGTGCGCCCCAGTCGTCGCCCTCGCGGAAGACGCGGGCATGGGTGGTGCGCGACACATGGCGGCACCAAACGTCACAATGTGGGTGGCAAGGGTCGGGGTGTGGTTGATGCCACTTCCCCCTCCTCGCAAAAAAAGGATGAAACTCACGCATCAATTCCATAGCTGGTTGTGTAAGACAATCCAACACGTTGGAAAGGATGGAAAGAAAAGGACTAGGAAAAACACTAGTAGCCTTCTCAAAATTATTTCTC